AGTCACACAACTGAAACGCATACGGCTACCTATAAGTAAGAATTACTTTTCATTGCCCTGTTTAGTAATCACTGAACGTAGGTAGCTTGTAGCACATAGGACAATGGGTGTTATTACACGACTTAAATGCGTGGCATTGAAATAATATGCAACCCTGAATATTGATAACATCATTGAGTGGTTATCTGCATGATAACATCATTAGATGTCTTGTGTGTTACAAGCTATCTATGTATAGCCGAAGGAGAGATATGATACAAGAAATAGTGTGGGTACTAAATCCCATTAAACACAGACAAGTACAAAGGTTAACTGCAGAAGTTAACTATGATGATACGAAGAAAGCCTACGAAGAACAAGGCTTTTTCTTTATCGATACGCTAGTAGAAAACAACATACCTGATGACTTATGGATATGTGATTTCTGCAACGTACAGATTGATATAGAAATCTCTATGCCAAAGGGTATAGTAGTAGTTGACAACAACGCTCTATGTCAAGAGTGCTTTGATAAAAGCAAAAAATATATAGGTAAGAAAACATTAGAAGGGAATTGTCCTAACTTGTGTTGTAAACAGAAGGAGGAATATGCACGCTAATTATCGTGTCCAAGACCACCAGTACAACTACTTGGTGATGACTACGCAGTTGCTAAGGCAACTTAATGAAGATGCCATTAAGAATAAATACAACAGAACTATCAAAAGAGGGTTCTTTAATGTTCAAGATGGTATTGATAATAACGAGGCAACAGACAGGATTGCACTAGATACATACCCTGTTCAATGCCAAATGGCTATGCCACACTACCATAAGCAAGGTGTGTTGACAATGCCACACGTTAGAGCAGTGTTCTTAGTTCCTACTATTTCTATCGCTGAGATAGATAAAGTAAGAAACTTAGATACATCTATGCCAACAAAGGTTGATGATGAGGTATTTGAAACTCTTGAGTGGACGCAAATCACACTTGATATTGCAGGTAACACTTGGGAAAGCATACCTACAGTAAGACCTTATGCTTGGGTAGATGTTCCAGAGGCTAATACCTATGAGAAGAACATATACAGAAATGCAGAAGAGAAGTTTGCTAATGACAGTGAGGCTACTATTGCAGACATAGAAAACTTTCTTGCAGAGAGCGAAAAGAATTTCTTAAACAATATGTACAAAAGCGAAGAAGAATAATAACTTCTTCAGAAAGAGAGAAAGATATATATGAATAGTTGGGAACTATTTAACAAAGTGGTAGGCACTTCCGACAGGATACTATTATACGGTATCCCAGGCACAGGTAAAACCTACCAAGCAACTAAAGTAAATGTGCCAACCGATAAAGAAGTGTATAGCACTACACTTACTATTGATAGTACGGCATCCGAGATGATTGGTCACTACATACCTAATGACACTGGTACGTTTGACTGGAATGATGGTGTTGCCATCAAGGCTTGGAGAGAAGGTACTAGGCTAGTGATTAACGAGATAGACCACGCAGGTCCTGACGTTAGCTCTGTGCTACACGCTATCTTAGATGATGCAGATATTGCACGTCTAACTTTGCCGAACAAGAAGAAAGAAACAGTTATACCTTCTAAAGGTTTCTCTGTTATTGCTACTATGAACGGCACCCCTGATATGCTCCCTGAAGCTCTTGCTGACAGGTTCGGTGTAAAGATTAATATTAATTCTGTACACCCTGATGCAATCAAATCACTACCTGAGAAATACAGAACTGTTTACTCAGAGAGAGATGAGAATAATATACCACCATCAATCCGTTCTTGGAAAGAATTTTCTAAGTTGGTTGATGCAGGAGTTGACTTACGTAGCTCTGCAACTGTGTGTTTCGGTAATGACTATGCAGAAGATGTAGTAGAAGCTATTGAGCTACAAGATGTTTAGGAGCAAGATAAAGTCTAAGAAGAGTAAGTCGAAAGGCTTACTCAACTTAGCCCTGCAAGATGCTGAGTGGTTAGTTACGGAAGGTGACAATGTCACTGTTGATATCAAAGATAAAAACATTGAACTTACTTCAAGGCATAGGGAAGGCGACAGAAGTGCGTGGGAAATTAAAAGAGATAAAGAGTTCAACAAAGCAGTCAAGATTATTGCTTTGGCTGAGGCAAAGTATGGTACTAAAAGAAATATGTTAGGTGTAAAACATTTGCACCAAGACTATATAGATATGGCTACCAAGCTATCAGTGTATTGGTATGTAGAGAAGAAAGCATTTCCAAAATACAATATGTCGAACTCATTGACGTACTATGTAGATTATCTTAATGAACACGGAGGTAGAACAGGTGGAATTAAATCTATGTATAGAAATGAAAAGTCACCTAAGTCTATTGCTAAAGCAATAATTAATGACCCATACTTATGTATAAGAGGTACTAGGTCAAGTATTGTGTATTCGTTTTTCGATATGTTTGACCATACATCATCTTCATATTATAAAGGTGACAATGCACAGCTTCAAAATCGTATACAAAAAATTACACAGACTGTAAGAACTGCATACGACATGGCTATGAGTGTTAGAAAAGATGCTAAAGCATTTCCTAACAGAAAGATAAAAGACATTGCCCAATACTTGAGTGATGAGCTAGAAGATTTTAACCTTTATGCTCCACTTGTAAGCGATACATTTGCTGAGATAGGTAATGTTGAATTAGACCTGCAAGGTATGGACTTTGATGATGAGATTAATGATAATGTCAGTGATGCAATTAGTTATTCTTACAGGCATGCAGATAGTTCTAATGATGAAGATATAAGGTGGGCAAAATTGGAAATGGTATATCCACCACTTGTACAATCTCTTGGCACAAGAGTATTGGGTAAATCTAAAAAGAACTCAGACATTGGTATTAATCCTAAGAATATGCATAGGAGACTTACAGACAATAAGGTATTCCAAGTCAAAGCTAAACGTAAATCAGGCACAGTTCTAATTGACGTTAGTGGCTCAATGCATTTAGATACGGAAGATATATTTGAAATTATTTCTACACTACCTGCTAGTACTGTAGCAATCTATTCAGGTATGAGTTATCCATCAAAAGTAGAGCCACACGAAGTGACAGGTCAATTACAAATTGTAGGTAAAGATGGTAAATATGTAGGTGAAATACCTGAACATGGTTTGAATAACCTTATTGACGGACCTGCGATAGACTGGTTGTCAAGACAAGCAGAGCCAAGAATACTTGTAAGTGACTTACTGTTTACTGGTGTAAATTATAATAGAACTGCAGGTGGAGAAGTTGGTGTTACTACTGAATTACTAGCAGATACTTTGAAAGTAATTGCAACAAAAAATATCTTGCCTATACCTGATATTGAAAAAGCTAAGGAGTGGGTTAGAAGATTTGGAGGTAGAGAGGAGTAGTTTAAACGTAGGTTTATACTGTCTCACTTTCGACCTACGTTTTGGGGGTACGCACGGGCGACCGTGCGTGCCCCCTTTTTTTGTGCCTTTATACGCATGCGTATATTTTTTTGTCTTGCGTACGCATGCGTATTTATTTATTTAAAACTGTATAAATTATACAAACTTGTGGTAAGATTAAAGAAATATGAAAGATATTAAAAAACTTGTGGAAAGCGTACAACAATCTACGGGCAAGTGGTTTGAAAACCAAAGTCCAGAGGTGCAAGAATTTTTAGATGCTATCGCAGACGTAGTCAAAGAAGGCAAAGTAGTTAACTCTGTGAAAATATCTGACATCCTTGAGGATGAATATAACGTAAGTATTACACCAACGTCAGTAAGGTCATGGCTAAAAGAACTGAACAAGAAATAAACGAGTTACTCGCAGAGGTAACTGAAGGCAAGTACGCTGAATTAAAACAAACCAATGAAAGACTACTCAGACGTATTGACAAACTCAATGATAAAAATGCTGACCTCATTGATGCTGTGTATCGTGCTGTAAAAGATGGCATATTATCTTTAGACTTACCACCCATTAAACCTCCTCCTATCTCACGCAAGAAAGTAGGAGAAGAGATATGTGTGCCTTTACTCTCGGATATTCAGTTGGCTAAGACTACGCCTACGTACGACACAGCAACTGCTGAAGAACGTGTAGTTCGTTACGCACATAAAATCTGTGAACTAGCGAAGTTACAAAGAGCTAGCCATCCTATAAAAAAAGCTGCAGTTTTATGTTTGGGTGACATAGTCGAAGGTGAATTAATTTTTCCTGGGCAGTCACACGTAATTGACGCATCTTTGTACAGGCAAGTTACTGTTGATGGTCCTAGGATACTGCACCAATTTTTTTCTATATTACTGTCTGAGTTTGAAGAGGTAGATGTTTACTGGGTTATTGGCAATCACGGAGCACTAGGTGGACGTAGCCGTAGAGATTACAACCCTGAAACTAATGCAGATAGGATGCTAGGTAAAATATTAGAAACTATGTTTGCTAATGAGCCACGTATAAAGTTTATTGTTCCTGATGGCGGCAACGAAAAGAACTGGTATCTAGTTGCAGACCTAGGTATAAAAGCAAAGTTTATGTGCTTTCATGGTGACCAAATCAGAGGTCACGCAGGTATACCTTGGTATGGCTACAACAAAAAAATACTAGGTTGGAAATCTTTAGCAGCAAATGGACTGATGGAAAACTTTACACACGCAGTATGTGGTCACTATCACACACCTACAACTATGTACATAAATGATACACGTGTGTGGGTTAACGGAAGTACAGAAAGTTATAACACATTTGCCCAAGAACAATTAGCAAGCATGGGTAGACCATCACAGTTCTGTTTATTTGTTAAGCCTAACAAAGGCGTAACAGCAGAGTATCTAGTAAACTTAGAAGAGTAACTATGTGCTATTATTGTGGTCAACATTTGCGTATAAAAGATGCAGTGTTAGTTTGCATGAATGTCTTATGTAAACTATTTGGTGTTGCTCAAAATAAAAAAACTGTAGATGTAGTTATAAAAACAGAAGAGGGATAATATATATATAGGAGGAAAGTATGAAATTCAATTTAAACGAATATGAAATGGTGGAAGATAGGCTCAAAAAGTTTTGGGCTGACAATCCAAATGGTCGTATCGACACACACATTGTTCACATAACTGATGATGGTACATGTGTAACAATTAAAGCTGAGGTGTTTACTGGTAATGAAGGAGATGTATTCCCTAAGTCATCAGGTATAGCTCAAGAAACTAAAGGTCAAGGTGGCTTTGCTAATGCAGATGCATGGATGGAGAACTGTGAGACATCAGCTATAGGTCGTGCGTTAGCTAATTGGAAGTATCAAGGTAGCAATAAGAAACGCCCAAGTAGAGAAGAGATGTCTAAATCTGTACAAAAAACTGGTGAACCCGTGCGTAAGACCTCTGAACCTGCGAAGTCTAAACCTAAAGTAGAAACTAAACCTGTAGAAGGTAGCCCACTAAAAGCTATTAAGGATGCAGGATATGGAGATAAATTAGGAGATAAACACCCTGATGGTAGTTTGGCTATAAATGATGGTGGACTTCTTTGTCCGTGTGGTAGCTCTGTTAAATACTACACAGATGAAGAAAAGAATAAACCTACCAGTCCTGACTTTAGATGTGTAGCTATGGGTGCTTGTACTGCAGGAGATACTGTAGATGGTAAAGTGTTTGCTAAATCATGGTGGATGGATAACAAAGCAACACCTGATAGTTGGAAAGACTTTGCTTCTGTGTCTAATGGTATGACAATACCTAAACCTAAATCTTTAGATGACATAGGACCTGATGACGCACCGTTCTAATAATATATTTACAGAACCTAAGCAGTTAAAGAACTGGGCTGTACAACTAGCTAACGCTTGTGGTGGTCAAGAACTTACAAAGGGTCCTATATTAAAAAAGATAGATATGGTAAAGGTTGATAGTCTTATAGAAAAGTTTGTAAGTGATTACAACGAATCAATGAAATCTTCTCAAGAAGAAGAGTAAGCAAGAGCCGAGGTAGAAAGGATAACACCCTCGGCTTTGCTATTTAAACTATTTGCTTATTTGTTTTTTAGCGTATGTCTTGACTACTGCTAGTGCAGCACCACCACCTGCTAATGCAGCTAACTGAATTGTCTCAGCCTCTACACCAACTAATGGGGCAACTGTCAATGCACCAATGAACGCTTCAATGAAGGTCCAGGCAGTTCTCTCAAGCATATCTTTTAAGTCTTCACTCATTTTATAACTCCATGCTTCGTTCCAAGGTGTCCACCATAAGTCCTTCTTGAACTTCCCCTCTTGGGTTCTTCTTCTATTATTCTTCTCGAATAAATCTGACATTACGTTATTACCTTTCCACTAAGTTTTGATTTAATAGTAAGCACATTACCGTTAATCTCTTGAAGTTTTTCCATTACTGTGCTTGATAATATTACGTGGTCTTGAGATTTATTGGACACATCTTTCTCTAATAACTTATTAATAGTTGTATATTCGATAGATACATCTTTACCTTGTAGCAACTGACCTGCAACTTTAGCATACATCTTCTTGTAAGCTACTGTACTGCTGCCTATAAAACCATCTTTAGATACTTCTAAGTCTTGTTGTGTCTCTCCCACAATTAAGCAACCTGATGTATGTTCGTCCGTATTCCCAGTATGAATTAAGATATATGTAAAGTTAGGCACATCTTGTATATGTAACATACCGTAGTGTGCGTTCTTATATCTTTCTGAATACTTGGCGTGGAATCCACCTGTCTTTCTAAACTTAATATCGTATGTTCCTTCAGGTATGCATGTTTCGTGCATAACCTTTACTGCTTGATACTGGTCTTCTAGCGTATAACATTCAAAGATACCATCAATAAACAGTAAACCATTGGTAGCATCTGTACCAAATTGGGTTCTAACAACTGTTAGCTTCACCTATACCTCCGTGTTTACAATTACATAGATTGACATGAGTTCCTTTATCGTTCACAAACGAACGACATTTTACTTTCTGAACTTTATCGTTATCAACCATATTACTAATGTTATTATAGTAGCAAGTCCAGTAATTTGCTGAGCACTTCCAGTTAGTGTAAGCGTAGCAATTACTAAACCAACTAAGGTCCAACTAAGATTAAGTGTTTCCTTAATTGCCTCCACAAACCATTCCCATAGTTTGGTTATCATATTTGTCTCCTAAATACAAAAGCTGCCATACTAGCTATTCTAGTTAGAATAACTGGCACTACAACTTCTTGTGCTTTTTCCTTTTGGTCTTGTGTCATATCATCTCCTATATTGCTAATAGTTATGCCTTCAAAATCTAAATCTACAAATGTTTCTATTGGATTTTCTAAAAAGTTTTCATACTGTACTTCTGTAACAACATCAGCAAGTGTATAGTTTTCTACATCTGCATTCTCTACAGCTCTTTCTACGTATTCTTCTACAGCCTCAGCTACCACTTCATCTTCTTTAACAGCCACAGCAATAATCTCAACATCATCCTCTTCTACTTGTAGTACCTCTGCTACGACTGCGACTTGTTCTTCAGATAAATCTTCTACACTTTCAATGGCTTCTTCAACAACTGCCTGTACAACTTCTTGTACTTCTTCACTAGCCTGTTCTAAGTTTTGTACACCAATATCATTGACTTGTTCGATAACTTCGATAACCTCTTCAGTAGTAACTTCTTCTATGACAATATCTTCAATAACTTCTTCTACTTCAGCAACTTCTACAGCTACTACTTCTTCAGTTAAATCTTGTACCTCCAACTCAACTTTCTCCTGAATTTCTTTTTCTCTGATGCTGTCATCTCGTAATACCTCTTTGTCCAACTCATCTTCTAAGACTTCCTCAACATCTTCCTGTATTGGCTCATCCAAAACTTCCTCTGTAATCTCTTCAACTTCTTCATCAATATTCTCCTCTATTATTATTATATCTAATACAAAATCTTCTTCTTCAAACTCAAACTCTTCTTCAAGTTCCTTAACATTAATCTCAACTTCCTCTTCAACAATATCTTCTTCTTTGATAGGTTCAAGTTCCTCCACTTCATCTTCAGGTTCCACTTCAGGTACCACAACATCATCATCAGGAAGCTCTTCTTTGGTATCTCGTTCTTCATCAATAACTATTATAACTTCTTCTTCAGGTTCTTCTTTAGGTATATCACAATCTCCACGTTCTATTTGTGCATTAGTCATGTAACAACCATACTTCTCTTCATTAGCTTTACGCTCATTGTCACGCTCAACTGTTCCATCTTCTATTTCG